GGAAAAATATAACACCTTGCATAGGTATATGTACGTTAAAAGATAATATTTGTATAGGCTGTAAAAGAACTATAGAAGAAATTAAGGAAGCATATGATAAATTGGTTAATAAACATTCTAAAACATAATAGCAGAGTGGGGATTACCACTGCTAGAGAATTAGCTAGACACAGACTTCATACCACTAAGTATGAAGATTTGTGTATGTAGGGTATGTTATGGCACTGAAAAAAGGACAAAGGTCGTTAGTTGCGTGGACAAAACAAAAGTGGAGAACCAAATCAGGTAAACCTAGTACACAAGGACCAAAAGCTACTGGCGAACGTTATCTACCTGAAAAAGCGATTAAGGCTCTTAGTCCCAGTGAATATGCCTCGTCTACTGCTGCTAAACGCAAAGCGACTAGAGCAGGTAGACAGGTATCTAAACAGTCCAAAAAGATTGCAAAAAAAACATCAAGATTTCGTAGATTTAGCTAAAGTAAAAGAAAAGTTAAAACAAGAAAGAATAAAAGAGAAGATAGCAAATGATACAAGCACTAATAGGACCAATCGCAAACCTCGCAGGAACGTGGTTTCAAAACAAAATAGAAAAAACAAAGGCAGATGGACAAGCTAAAGTTGCAGAGGCAAAAGCTCGTGCTACTGTTGCAGAGAAAGTCGCAACAGGTCAAGTGGAGTGGGAAGGCAAGATGGCAGATGCTACTGTGGATAGTTGGAAAGACGAGTTCGCTTTAGTAGTCCTGTTAACTCCTGCGATTTTAGTATTCATCCCCGGTATGAGAGACTATGTAAAAGAGGGATTTGAGGTACTAGCTACATTACCTGATTTTTATCAATACCTATTATATATAGCCATATCTGCATCCTTTGGAATCAAAGGTGTAGGACAAGCAGCCAAGATGTTGAAGAAGAAATAATGCAAGATACAGTGTCTGCAATAAATAAAATAATAGAGGATTACATATTACCAAGTGTTCAGATGCATGGTGGTCACGTTAAGTTACAATCTTTTAAAGATGGTGTAGCTACTATATTTTTAAGTGGTGCTTGTAGTGGATGTGCCATGTCAACACAAACATTAAAGATGGGTATAGAGAATATGTTAAAATATTATGTACCTGAAGTTTTAGCAGTGGAAGGTATTGAAGACCCTAATTCTACAGTGAGTCCATATTATCAATGACACTAAAAGCCTTGACATTTTTAAGAATTTCTGCTATAATTAGTAACATAGGAAACTATTTTTGGCATCTACACGTAAAAGAAATCCGTAAACAACAAATAAAAGCAGGACTTAGACGATGAGTGAGCTAGAGTTTAAAAAAATTGGAGCAGGTATTTCTATTAAAGATAAAGATGGTAAAGGCTTTGGCTCAATAAAAAATAAACCCTCTGCTGATAAATTAGGAAATAAAGTTGAAATAAGAACTAATAAACCTATCCCATTATCTATTAGAAAACAAATACAAAATGAAAGAATAAAAAAAGGTTTACTGACAGAAGGACAAATAAAATTAGCAAAGAAAAATGAAAAAAATCCAGTGCATAAACTTTCGGTAAAAAACATGACTGAAGCAAAAAAACTTGCTGCAAAAATATTAAAAGTGGGTGGTGGTAGCAGAAATGGTCCTATAACTCAAATACAAGAAAGGTTGTTGATTAAAAGGAAAAAATTAAAATGAACATAAATACACTCAGAGAAGAAATTGAGGCAGATGAGGGATGTGAATATAAATTGTACCGATGCTCAGAAGGGCATTTGACCGGGGGTATAGGACATTTAATTACAGAGTGGGATGAAGAATACTATGGGAAACGTATCGGAGAACCCATACCTGAGCAACAAGTACAAGATTGGTTTTTAAATGATGTGCAAGTTGCCATACAAGATTGTCAAACTATATTTAGTTCTTTTGATAAACTACCTGATGAAATACAACACGTATTAATCAATATGTCATTCCAACTTGGCAAACCTCGTTTATCCAACTTTAAGAAAATGATAGCTGCAGTGGAAGCAGAAGACTATCAAGAAATGGCAAATCAGATGGAAGACTCACGTTGGTACAAACAAACAACCAACAGAGCACAGCGTTTAATAGACAGAGTTATAACACAAGGAATACCACATTGAGCAGAGAGCTAACAGAAAGACAACAGAAGTTTTTAGAAGTCCTGTTTGAAGAGGCAGGTGGCGATGTTGTACAAGCAAAGTTACTAGCAGGTTACTCTGAGAAAACATCTACATCAAGTGTGGTGGCTTCTATGAAAGATGAAATTATGGATGCTACAACATTATACATGAGCCGAAACGCACCCAAGGCAGCAGTAGCTATGGTAAGTGGTGTTGATGACCCAACACAGTTAGGCATCAGAGATAAGTTATCTGCATCAAAAGAACTGTTAGATAGAGTTGGTTTAATTAAAACTGAGAAAGTTCAAGTAGAGGCATCAGGTGGTGTTATGATACTGCCACCAAAGAAGGACAATGGATAGAAGTTTAGGCAGGTGGAAGTTACCACAACCCACAGATTTAAAAGACGAAGATGAAAAGGAATGGATACAGATACCACGTATAGCACGAACTGTTCCTTTTGGTTATAAGATTAACGAAGATGATAGAGAATTACTTGACCCCATACCATATGAGTTAGAGGCACTAGAGTTAGCAAGGAGACACGTGAAACAATATTCACTAAGGCAAGTTGCTAATTGGCTGACAACAAAGACAGGTAGACAGATATCTCATATTGGTTTAAGGAAAAGATTATTACATGAACGACAACGTAAGAACAAGGCTAGAACTCTTAAACGATGGTCCGAGTATGCCACGAAAGCAATCGAGAAAGCGAAAGCCATCGAAGAAGGTAGAGTCGGAGCAAAAGCCTAAGATAACAGATGACGTAGAAGCTATACCTGTTGCAGAACAGAATGTAGTATTCCAACCAAACGAAGGACCTCAAACAGAGTTCCTTGCTTCACCTGAAAGAGAAGTCTTATATGGTGGTAGTGCAGGTGGTGGTAAGTCGTATGCTATGTTAGCAGACCCACTACGTTATATGGGTCACTCGCAGTTTAGTGGATTGTTATTACGACACACGACAGAAGAACTAAGAGAACTTGTTTGGAAGTCAAGAGAATTGTATCCTTTGATATACAAAGGGATAAAATGGTCAGAAAGAAAGATGCAATGGGTAGCTCCTTCAGGTGCAAGACTATGGATGTCCTACCTAGACCGAGATGATGATGTACTAAGATATCAAGGTTTAGCCTTTAGTTGGATAGGCTTTGACGAATTAACACAATGGGCAACACCATTTGCTTGGAACTACATGAGGTCAAGACTACGTTCTACTGCTCCTGATTTACCTGTGTATATGAGGGCAACAACGAACCCGGGAGGTCCGGGTCATCAATGGGTTAAGAAAATGTTTATTGACCCTGCACCTTATGGAAGAGCATTTGATGCCACAAACATTGAAACAGGACAAGTTCTCAAGTACCCTGATGGGCATAATAAAGCAGGAGAATCCTTATTTAAAAGAAGATTCATCCCTGCTAGGTTATCTGATAACCCATATTTATCATCTCAAGGAGATTACGAAGCGATGCTTCTATCCCTCCCTGAACATCAACGAAAGCAGTTGTTGGAAGGTGATTGGGATATTAAAGAAGGTGCTGCTTTCACTGAGTTTAATAGGGATACTCACGTTGTTGAGCCTTTTTCAATTCCAAGAAATTGGGTTAAATTTAGGTCTTGCGATTATGGTTATGGTTCTTATAGTGCTGTGTTGTGGTTTGCTGTTAGTCCAAATGAACAACTTGTTGTATATAGAGAGTTGTACGTTAGCAAAGTCCTTGCAACAGATTTGGCAGATATGATATTAGAGCTAGAAGCCGATGATGGAAATATTAAGTATGGTGTTTTGGATAGCTCTCTTTGGCACAAACGTGGTGATACTGGTCCTTCTCTTGCTGAACAAATGATACAAAGAGGATGTAGATTCAGACCATCAGACAGAAGCAAAGGCAGTAGAGTGTCAGGCAAGAACGAAATACATAGAAGACTACAGACAGACGAATTTACAGAGCAACCTAGAATGGTATTTTTTAACACTTGTACAAACGCTATTTCACAACTACCTGCAATACCATTAGACAAAAGAAATCCTGAAGACGTGGATACAAGAGCCGAAGACCATATTTATGACGCACTAAGATATGGTATTATGTCAAGACCTAGATTTAGTATATTTGACTATGACCCTGTAGGCAGACCACAGAATAGTATGCCTATGGCAGACGCAACATTTGGATATTAATATGGCAGAAGAAGATATTACATTAGATAGTGATTCTATCGC